GCGTCACAAAATACAGTGTATGTGTTGTAAGTGTAATACTACACTGCACTTAGTAGTAGAAGCCTCACAAGAGAACCTGCGATCTCTACTGCAGCTGTTTATGGAGACACTGTCATTTGTGTGTCCCTGGTGTGCATCGGGAACCCAGTAACCTGCAATGGCCAATTGTGAAGGTACAGATGGGGATGGGTCGGGATGTAACGGATGGTTCCTAGTACAGGCAATAGTAGATAAACAAACGGGCGACACTGTGTCAGAGGACGAGGACGAAAATGCAACAGATACAGGCTCAGACTTGGCAGACTTTATTGATGATACTACAGATATTTGTGTACAGGCAGAGCGCGAGACAGCACAGGTACTGTATAATATGCAAGAGGCCCAAAGGGATGCACAATCAGTGCGTGCCTTAAAACGAAAGTATGGAGGGAGCAATCTAAATAAAAGTCCTTGTGCAAAACCGCCAGGCGTACATAGGGAACAAAGGGTAACACTACAAGAGCTCCCGGTAAACATATGCAATAAACAGGCAAGAACAAACGTGTATTCAGTACCAGACAGCGGCTATGGCAATATGGAAGTGGAAACAGCTGAAGTGGAGGTAACTGTAGTAAATAATACAAATGGGGAAGAGGAAGGGGAAAATGGCGGGGAAAATGGCGGCAGCATACGGGAGGAGTGCAGTAGTGTAGACAGTGCTATTGATAGTGAGAATCAAGATCCACAGTCACCTACTGCACAGCTAAAAACAGTATTACAGGCTAATAACCAAAAAGCCATACTACTATCACAATTTAAACACACATATGGATTAGCATTTAACGACCTGGTACGTACATTTAAAAGTGATAAAACCATATGTACTGACTGGGTAGCAGCAATATGTGGAGTAAATCCCACCATAGCAGAAGGCTTTAAAACACTAATTCAGCCATATGCGTTATATACACATATACAGTGTTTGGATACCAAATATGGAGTGTATATACTACTATTAATTAGATATAAATGTGGAAAAAACAGGATAACAGTAGGCAAAGGATTAAGTAAATTATTACATGTGCCAGAAAGTTGTATGCTAATTGAACCACCTAAATTGCGTAGCCCTGTTGCAGCACTGTATTGGTATAGAACTGGAATGTCTAATATAAGTGAAGTGTCAGGTACTACGCCAGAATGGATACAGCGATTAACAGTAATACAGCATGGAATAGATGACAGTGTATTTGACCTGTCTGATATGGTACAATGGGCATTTGATAATGATGTAACAGAAGACAGTGACATAGCATATGGATATGCATTATTAGCAGATAGTAATAGTAATGCTGCAGCATTTTTAAAAAGTAACTGCCAGGCAAAATATGTACGCGACTGTGCTACAATGTGCAGACATTATAAAAGGGCACAAAAAAAACAAATGACTATGGCGCAATGGATTAGGTTTAGATGTGATAAATGTGACGATGGGGGCGACTGGCGACCAATAGTGCAATTTCTAAGGTATCAAGGGGTAGAATTTATAACCTTTTTGTGTGCATTTAAGGAGTTTTTAAAGGGCACCCCAAAGAAAAATTGCATAGTAATACAGGGACCACCAAACACAGGCAAGTCATACTTCTGTATGAGTTTAATGCACTTTTTACAAGGTACAGTAATTTCATATGTAAATTCCACTAGTCATTTTTGGTTAGAGCCACTTGCAGATGCAAAGGTAGCAATGTTGGATGATGCCACAGGCACATGCTGGTCATATTTTGATACGTATATGAGAAATGCATTAGATGGAAATCCTATAAGCCTTGACAGAAAACATAGACATTTAATACAAATTAAGTGTCCACCCATATTAATAACATCCAATACCAATCCTGTAGAGGAAAATAGGTGGCCATACCTAACTAGCAGACTAACAGTGTTTACATTTCCTAATGCATTCCCATTTGACCAAAACAGGAATCCAGTGTACACAATCAATAATAAAAACTGGAAAAGTTTTTTCCAAAAGACTTGGTGCAAATTAGACTTGCAGCAGGACGAGGATGAAGGAGACAATGATGGAAACACTATCCCAACGTTTAAATGCGTTACAGGAGAAAATACTAGAACATTATGAACAGGACAGTAAACTAATATATGATCAAATCAATTATTGGAAATATGTGCGACTGGAAAATGCAATATTTTATGCAGCACGGGAACGTGGCATGCATACTATAGACCACCAGGTGGTGCCACCAGGCACTACTTCAAAAGCAAAAGCATATCAAGCTATTGAACTGCAGATGGCCCTAGAGAGCCTTGCACAAACTGACTTTAATAAAGAGGAGTGGACATTAAAGGACACAAGTAATGAAATGTGGCAGACAAAGCCAAAACAATGTTTTAAAAAAAAAGGTGTTACAGTGGAGGTGTGGTACGATGGAAACAAGGACAATTCTATGCATTATGTAGTGTGGGGAGCAATATATTATAAAACACATACAGACACGTGGTGTAAAACAGAAGGGTATGTGGATTACTGGGGTATATATTATGTGCACGAGCAGCATAAGACATATTATGAAGTGTTTAAGCAGGATGCACAAATGTATGGGACTAGCGGAAAATGGGAAGTGCATTGTAATGGCAACATAATTCATTGTCCTGACTCTATGTACAGTACCAGTGACGACACAGTACCCACTACTGAGCTTACTGCAGAACTACAACACACCACCCCGGCCCATACCGCCGCAACAACCCCATGCACCAAAAAAACTAAGTCGGCGCCGTCTTGCAAGTGTGGAGTCTCCAGACCCTCAGAAACAGACGGAGTGTTCGTGGACCTTGTTACAAGTAAAGGCTGCAACAAACGACGGCACCAGTGTTGTGGTGACACTACACCTATAGTGCATTTAAAAGGTGACAAAAATGGTTTAAAGTGTCTTAGGTATCGATTGCGAAAATTTAATTCATTGTATGAAAATATTTCATGTACTTGGCATTGGATAGGGGGCAAGGGAAGTAAACATACAGGTATACTAACTGTAACATATAATACTGAAGCACAACGCCAAAAATTTTTGGAAACTGTTAGAATTCCACCTAGTGTACATGTATCTGTGGGATATATGACATTGTAACAGCACATGCTGTATGTATATTGTATACATATCAATGATTGCATTGGTGTTTTTGGTGTGGTTTGCTGTATGCTTATATATATGTTGCAGTGTCCCGCTTTTGCCGTCTGTGCATTTGTGTGCGTATATGTGGCTACTTTTATTTGTGTTTATTGTTGTACATACCACACCATTGCAAATGTTTTGTATATATTTACTATTTTTTATATTGCCTATGTGGTTTTTACACATCCTTTCAGTATATGCTTAAGTTGTGTTGCTGCATAGTGTATTGTACATTACTTGTTTTTACATTTATATTGTACCAATAAACATGGTTTCTAGCCGTGCGTCCAGGCGTAAGCGTGCATCTGCAACAGACATATATAGAACCTGCAAGCAATCAGGCACATGTCCGCCTGATGTTGTTAATAAGGTGGAGGGTACCACACTGGCTGATAGGTTTTTACAATGGGCTAGTTTAGGTATTTTTTTGGGTGGTTTGGGAATCGGTACGGGTACTGGTACTGGGGGCCGCACAGGGTACATTCCTTTGGGGGGTAGGCCTAGTACAGTTGTAGATGTTACCCCTGCACGTCCTCCTGTGGTTATAGAACCTGTAGGACCTACAGAACCTTCTATTGTTCAGTTGGTAGAGGAATCTAGTGTTGTTTCCTCTGGTACACCCATCCCTACTTTTACAGGCACATCTGGGTTTGAAATTACATCTTCTGCAACCACAACACCTGCTGTATTAGATATTACCCCTGCTTCTGGGTCTGTTCAAATTAGTACCACTAGTTATACCAATCCCGCATTTGCTGATCCATCGTTAATTGAGGTTCCACAAACAGGTGAGGTGTCAGGCAATATATTTGTTACTACTCCAACATCTGGAACACATGGATATGAAGAAATTCCTATGCAGGTTTTTGCCTCACATGGAACAGGCACAGAACCTATTAGTAGTACTCCTGTTCCTGGTGTTAGTCGTGTGGCAGGCCCACGTTTATATAGTAGGGCCTATCATCAGGTTCGTGTTAATAATTTTGATTTTGTAACCCGCCCTTCATCTTTTGTAACATTTAATAATCCAGCTTTTGAGCCTGGTGATACATCCTTAACATTTGAACCTGCTGACACAGCTCCTGATCCGGATTTTCTGGACATTGTTCGTTTACATCGGCCTGCTTTAACCTCACGACGCGGAACAGTACGCTTTAGTAGGCTTGGTAAAAAGGCCACAATGTTTACCCGGCGGGGTACACAAATTGGGGCACAGGTTCATTATTATCATGATATTAGTAACATTACTGCAACAGAAGACATTGAGATGCAACCTTTACTTACCTCTGAATCTACAGATGGTTTATATGATATATATGCAGATGCAGATATAGATAATGCAATGTTACATACTACTTCTCATACAAGTTCTACAGGACCTAGGTCCCATCTTTCATTTCCTTCTATACCTTCTACAGTGTCTACAAAATATAGTAATACAACCATTCCATTTACTACTTCTTGGGACATACCTGTAACCACTGGCCCTGACATAGTTTTACCTACTGCATCCCCCAATTTGCCCTTTGTCCCTCCTACATCTATAGATACCACAGTTGCAATAGCCATTCAGGGCTCCAATTATTATTTATTGCCTTTATTATATTATTTTCTAAAGAAACGTAAACGTATTCCCTATTTTTTTACAGATGGCTTTGTGGCGGTCTAGTGACAACACGGTGTATTTGCCACCCCCTTCTGTGGCGAAGGTTGTCAATACAGATGATTATGTAACACGTACAGGCATATATTATTATGCTGGAAGCTCTCGCTTATTAACAGTAGGGCATCCTTATTTTAAGGTACCTGTAAATGGTGGCCGCAAGCAGGAAATACCTAAGGTGTCTGCATATCAGTATAGGGTATTTAGGGTATCCCTACCTGATCCTAATAAGTTTGGCCTTCCGGATCCTTCCCTTTATAATCCTGACACACAACGCCTGGTATGGGCCTGTATAGGTGTGGAAATTGGTAGAGGCCAGCCATTGGGCGTTGGCGTTAGTGGACATCCTTTATATAATAGATTGGATGATACTGAAAATTCTCATTTTTCCTCTGCTGTTAGTACACAGGACAGTAGGGACAATGTGTCTGTGGACTATAAGCAAACACAGTTATGTATTATAGGCTGTGTTCCTGCTATGGGAGAGCACTGGGCTAAGGGCAAGGCCTGTAAGTCCACTCAACAGGGCGATTGTCCACCATTAGAATTAGTTAATACTGCAATTGAGGATGGCGATATGATAGATACAGGCTATGGTGCCATGGACTTTCGTACATTGCAGGAAACCAAAAGTGAGGTACCACTAGATATTTGCCAATCCGTGTGTAAATATCCTGATTATTTGCAGATGTCTGCTGATGTATATGGGGACAGTATGTTTTTTTGTTTGCGCAAGGAACAGTTGTTTGCCAGGCACTTTTGGAATAGAGGCGGCATGGTGGGCGACACAATACCTTCAGAGTTATATATTAAAGGCACGGATATACGTGAGCGTCCTGGTACTCATGTATATTCCCCTTCCCCAAGTGGCTCTATGGTGTCTTCTGATTCCCAGTTGTTTAATAAGCCCTATTGGTTGCATAAGGCCCAGGGACACAATAATGGCATTTGTTGGCATAACCAGTTGTTTATTACTGTGGTGGACACTACACGTAGTACTAATTTTACATTGTCTGCCTGCACCGAAACGGCCATACCTGCTGTATATAGCCCTACAAAGTTTAAGGAATATACTAGGCATGTGGAGGAATATGATTTACAATTTATATTTCAATTGTGTACTATCACATTAACTGCAGACGTTATGGCCTACATCCATACTATGAATCCTGCAATTTTGGACAATTGGAATATAGGAGTTACCCCTCCACCATCTGCAAGCTTGGTGGACACGTATAGGTATTTACAATCAGCAGCTATAGCATGTCAAAAGGATGCTCCTACACCTGAAAAAAAGGATCCCTATGACGATTTAAAATTTTGGAATGTTGATTTAAAGGAAAAG